GCATACCCCTGTAAGGTGTATTTACGCAAATATCATACATTAATTTTGGATTTCTAATGCTTAACCCTCCATTCATGCAACCAGGTATTTTTTCAATCCATGCACCAATATAATTCCATTTTAAAAATTCCTCAATCCCTGACTTTAATAAGCCTGAGTCATGCTGAAATATTAAAACCCTATCATAAATGCAACCCCTCCAAAATGATGGATTAGTTAACACATTGTTATAGCTTAACGGCGATCTTAGGGAATAAATACCACCCTCATACGGAGGCTGAATATGAATAATTTCCCAATCCTTTGGCAAATACTTCTCATGCTCATCAATGGCCTTGTTAGCTATCTCAACCCGATCATCAACAATTATAGCGGCATATCTCATAGCTCAACAGTTTTGGTAATCTTTACATTTAACTCATGATCTCCGCCCTTGCCATATTGCCAAATTGTAATATCTAATCCGCTATCCTCAGCCTCTTTTATCAATTCGTTTAATATGTTTAATTGCTTTCTAATCTCTTTTGCGTAATCCATATCTGTCATACTAAATCCTTATTAAAGTTTTGATGCATTTTAAGGCTCTCAGGCAATTCGTTTTTATCAAATGGTATAGTATTCCATAAATTGTAAGAAACGCAATGTAGGTCTTTAATATCGTTCTCAGGAGTCCATCCGTAAAACGTATCATCTAGCCAATTTTTTTTAATTTCATTAGCATGACCAAACACCAAATATTTATACCTCATGATTGGCTCAGGCTGGCATGTACTAAAATGATAAATGGTTTGTTTTAAATTTAGGTTTTGCTTATTGTTCTGCCTATGCAAATTTTCCAATCTTATAGGTCTAAACCCATCTAAGCAAACATGATTGAAAGACCTCCAAAAATTTATAAACCCATCAATGCCATAAAATCGCTCTTCATTAGTAAAGGCATACTCATAACTATCCTCTAGCTCATCAGATTTATAAACCTCATCTGAATCAACTGTTAGGACCAAATCATATCCAGCTGAGTATTTATACTTTACATTTCTATGTTCATTCTCGGCGCCGTATCTCTCCGCCCTATCCCAAATCATTTTATCCCCTAATACCTCTTTGCAAATATCATAAATGTACTCCTCACTATCCGGACATTGTAAATTAGTTCCATGACCCTGAGAAGGTTGCTTACTGTAAGCTATTACCATTTTATCTACATTATCTACAACTGACAAAATCGACTCTTTTAAATAATCCCCAGCGTAGTGGATAGTCATAAATCCTAGTACTTTATATTTGCTCATATTCCTTTATTATGTTTTTAACCATTTTGTCAAATGTATAATTTTCTCTAACAAATTGCTGACCTTTTAACGCTAATTCTTTACGCTCATCCTCATGCTCTAAATAGTAATTAATCAATTCAATTAACTCTCTAAATGTTTGCCAAGTCCTTAAATGCTCTCCATCTATAAACGGCATCTCAGCGTACTCCCTAGCTAGGCATAAACACCCTGATCCCATTATCCTATAAATCCGATCACTTGAATATTTAGGCTCATCAAAATGGCTTAAATTAATCCCTATCTTAATGCCCCTGTATGCCTTAGCCTCCTCAGCTTGACTGCTATTAAAGTTACCTGCGCTATTTATCCAATTATTCCCATAAACTCCGTACCGACCTCTAAAATGCTTTAGTAATAAATTATTCATTTGAATCCTCATCCTAGATAATGGAAATTTAGCGGAGCCGTAATTATTGCCAAAAAAACCAATCTCAGGTAAATTAAAACTATCTCCTTCCGGCTTATAAATTTCCGGATCATAACCTATCTCTAAATAGCCTCCATTAATCACGTTTTTAGCATCTCTCAAATTACTAAATAAAGTCCTATCAATATAAGGAGCCATATCAATCATCCACTGCGGAGTCCTTTCTCTAATATCCCCATTCCAATTAATAATAAAAGCGCCTGTTTTTTTCAACTCCTTTACTGTTTCAATATGGATTATGTTTTGCGCCTGGATTTGCATAAATATGATATCCGGTTTAAATGCCTTTGCCATATTAATAGCCTTTTGATTTACATCCTTTTCGCCTGTACTCAGCTCTATGTAATCAGTACAATTAGCTAAAAAGGCTTTGCGCATCGAATCAAACGGCGGAGGCCCAACACATAAACCTAAATGAAATATTCTCATACTTTACGGATTTGATCCCAATCTCTCAGGAAGTCTAATATTGAAGGATAATTAACTCTGCCAGCTCCGCACTTTCTACGGACATGAATCCAGCCATTTATAACGCCAATACGAATCTCATACTCTTTATGCTTGTATAAACCCTGTTGGCCTGTAAAAATTGCTTTAAACATAATTTAAAATTAAGTAGTCAGGACAGGATTTGAACCTGTAAGTACTCCATAAAAGAGCAAAAGGTAGTAATTACACTTACTCATCTTAGGGATGTGAACCCATTACCTTTAGCGTCTACCAATTTCGCCACCTGACTATATTTCGCTTAAGGATTAATTAGTAGCATTGCCTAACAAACATCCTAAACTTATTTTTGCCATCTGTAAATTCTACAAATCCACCTTTTCCAGGTAGCATTTTCAATGTAAATTCTTTACCATTGCATTTTACACTCTCTATTGGTTCATTATCATCAAATTGAAAATATAATACTACCTGTTCGTTTGGTAGAAAAGCATTTTTATTAACATCGCCTGTAAGTAATGGCTTGTTTTGCGTTTTATTTAAGTTTTCTGTTTCTAGTTCCATTTGTTTTAAATAAAAAGTGATTAGTTTTAATTTCGCCACCTGACTATACCACAAAAGTAAATTATTTTTATAACATATACAAATAAAAAAAACCTGCCAATTTCTTGACAGGCTTTTTCCACCTTATAACCTATTAACCAAAATAGTCTTAACTTGGATTTGCATTCATAGAACCAGTTACAAAAGCATCAGTATAGTAGATTGGCAATGCAACTCTACCCTCAACACGTACTGTAATTTTGTTCTCTCTAACGTTTGTACCATCCTCTTCAAAGAATCTCACAATTGGATTTTCTCTAACAAATAGCTGCGCACCTTTCGCCCAATCTCCAACTAGATATTTATCATCAGCCATTGCAGTTGATTTGAATACCGGAATACCAGAAATAAACATTTGACCATTGATTGAATTTACAACCCCTAATCCTGGCAATGTGTAATCGTTTGTAGTTCCTTTAGTAAGTAGCAAAGCATAATACTGCTCAGGACTTAACAAGATACCATTTGCAGAGTGATTATTGCTTTCGATTTGAGCGATTGAATCAATCAACTTCTCAACTTGGATAGTTCTAAATCCTGTATAAGCCTCAGCGTTTGTGATCAAACCACCTAGATTTGGAGAAGTTCCATTTCCGTTAAGTAATTGATTATCCTCAGCATCTAAATAAGACTCTAACAAGCGTGATTGAAGGTATGATCTCATTGCTGAAATATCATCCAATGCCTTGCGAGTAATGCGAAGGTAACCAGCGATAAATTCAGATGGAGCAACCTGCTCAGTTAAATCAAAATCAATTTGAGCCTTAGAACCTGAATTATCCAACCATGCAGCTGCAGAACCCTCACTACCAGTTTCCTGTAAGTAATGGATAGCAGATGTAGACATAACTCCAGTTGGCAATAACGCGCGAACGTGTAATTTACGTGGAGCAGCTGGAAGGATACCAGGTAGCATCTGAACGTTTGCAGCTGAAAGGTCAGTAATGTTTGACAATGACATATCGCCAACTGTCTTTAACTCCATTGCAAATTGCTTGATTTCTTTTCTGCGGAACTTCTCTAAATTATCAGAGTTCTCATCCATAGCATTTTGAAAAGCCTGATTGAAAGATACCGGAGCAGATGCTTTAGCTTCCATTTTAATTCTGTTGTTTTCAGATTTAGCCTCAGTCAATGCCTTGTCCATCTCATCAATACGAACATTTGCAGACTTAACCGCATCCTCTAACTTTGCATCAACTGCCTTTGTAGCTTCGCTGATTGCGTTTGTGATGATAGCCTTCGCCTCATCTAATGTTTGCGCCTTGTTTGCATTTAGCAAATCCTGAGCCTTTTGTTCTAAATTTTCCATTTTTATCTTTGTAAATGTTTTATTAATTCTGTTAATATATTCGGCTCATCAGCCTCCGGAGTGACCTTTGCCGGCTCCTCAGTTAATAGTGAATTTTTTCCTAAAGTGAACGCCTCTAATTGGAATTGCTTTAATGCTATCTCCAACCTACCAAAACCCTCATCTGTTAAACTTCCATCTTTCAATAGTTTAATCATTTTACTGATTTGATCGTTAATCTCAGCCATCGTTAAAGATTTAAACCCTGTAAACGGAGTTTCGGGATTAGCTCCTAATGTAACATTTGACCCCTCGTATAACTTAATTTCTTTGATTGTACGGATGCCTGTCTTTTGATCGTAATCAGCCTTTACAGTACTAAATCCAATTGAATGCTGAACTACAATGCCCTCAGCGTATAATACTAAAGCATCTTTGCCGTATGATGTCGGCGCTATTTTAGACTCAAAGTAAATACCTTTTTCCTGAGCTTCCAATACTGTTGGCTTTCCATGTGGTTGCGCCCAGTTATGCTGATTTAAAAAGAATATCTCATTTGATCCCATCGGACCTCGCTCTGCAATCGTTTTGTTTGCTGCGCCGGATGCTATAATATCC